CCCGGCTGCGGTGCATGACCGGGGCGTCATCTACGGCTTGTGGCTGGAAGGCATCGGTTCCCGCAACGCACCCGTCACCCGGTTCCGCGGCTACCACACGTTCAGCGAGACCGCGGCGGCGTTGAACAAGGGCATCGCGGTCGCGGTGTCGAAGGCGACGCTGCAGCGGTACATGCCGCGCCTGCGAGGTGAAGCCTGATGCCGAACGCATGGGGCGGGGCAGACCCGACCGAAGCCGCTGACCCGGACGACTACGAGCTCGGCGTCGAGTACCAGGCCAACTCCGACATCACCATCACCCACGTCCGCATCTGGTCCGGTCCGGGCGAGGAGAACATCACCAACCGGCGTGCCCGAATCTGGTCCACCACCGGGTCACAGCAGGCCCTGATCACGCTGCCGGACGACCTCTCCACCGGCTGGTCGTCGCACGCCCTCGACACGCCGCTGGAGAAGACCGCGGGCTCGAAGTTCGTCGTGTCGTACATGACGGGCGGCAACTACGGCTTCCTGAACAACGCCCTCGACAGCGACGTCCCGTCCGGCGACGGCAACGTCACCGCACTGGCCGCGGCGAACGCCACCAACGGCAACGGCGTGTTCAACCTGACGCCCGGCTCGTTCCCGGCAATCGGGCCCGGCACGCACCCGTTCTACGGGCTGGACTTCACCTACGACGTCGGCATCGGCGGCAACACCGCGCCGCGCATCACCGAACTCACCTCCGTCGAAGTTGGCGCGACAGCCACGGTCACCGCGGTGGTCGCCGATGACGAGACACTCACCGGGGCGACGCTGCGGTTCAAGTGGGGCGACGGCAGCTCGGACACGCTCGTCACCTACCCGACCGTCTCAGCGCAGCACACCTACGCGGCGAGCGGCTTCTACGCCGTGCTCGTCACCCTCACCGACGCGTCAGGCGCGGCCGACAACGAAGCCGTCGTCGCCGAGATCCACGTGCCCGACGCAGGCGTGGTGCCGCTCGACTTTCCGACGATCCGCAACGCCCTCGTCTCACGGGCCCAGCAGACCGGGCGGTTCACCGGTGGTGTCGCCAAGCACGAACCCACGTCCAAGCCGAACGGCGTCCACGCCGCGCTGTGGCTTGACACGCTCACCCCCGTGCCGGAGGCATCCGGTCTGGCTTCGGTGACCGTGCGGCTTGCGTTCCTGTGTCGCGTCTACCTGTCCGCCGCATCCGAGCCCTACGACGACATCGACGCCAAGGGGCTCGCCGCAGCGGACCGCGCGCTGGCTGCATGGGCAGGCGACTTCAGCCTCGGCGGAACCGCGCGCAACGTCGACATCAAGGGGCGCCACGGCGTTGGCCTGTCCGGCCAAGGCGGCTACCAGAAGATCGGCGACACCTTGTATCGGGTCTTCACGATCACCGTCCCTGTGATCGTCAACGACGTGTGGGAGGAGGTTTCCTGATGGCCAAGAGCAGCGGACTCGGATCCGTCCTGTACTACGACGGCTACGACCTGTCGGGCGACAAGCAGTCGTTCAGCATCGCCTCGCCGATGACCCCGATCGACGTCACCCCGATCAACAAGTACGCGGTGGAACGCATCGGCGGCCGGCGCGACGGGTCGATGTCGTCGGTGTCGTTCTTCAACACCACTGCCGGGCAGGCACACCCGGTGGAGAGCGCACTGCTCACCACTGACCGGGTGTACACGATCGGCGTCGGCGCCACGATCGGCAGCCCTGCGGCAAACCTCGTCGCGAAGCAGATCGGCTACGACCCCACCCGCACCGCCGAAGGCGAACTCACGTTCAGCGTGGAAGCCATGGCCAACGGCTACGGCCTGGAGTGGGGCGAGCTCCTCACCGCCGGCGTGCGCACCGACACGTCGGCGACGAACGGCACAGGCCTCGACCTGGCCGCCTCCACGTCGTTCGGTCTGCAGGCCTACCTGCATGTCACCGCGTTCACCGGCACCGACGTCACCATCAAGATCCAGGACTCGGCGGACAACGCGTCGTTCACCGATCTCACCGCCGGCACGTTCACCTCGGTCACCGCAGGCCCGCAGTCGCAGCGCATCCAGACCGCGCGCAACGCCACCGTCCGCCGCTACCTGCGGGTCGCCACCGCCACCACAGGCGGGTTCACGTCCGTGTCGTTCGTCGTCACGGCCGTGAAGAACACGACCACCGTCAACTACTAGGGGTTCCGCCATGAGCCGACTGATCATGCCGAAGGGCCGGGCGAGCGACTACAAGTCGTTCAGCATCACCCAGCCGCGCGCAACGCACTGGCGCAAGGCCACGTGCGCCGAGGTCGACTGCCCCGACTACCTGAAGGGCTTCTGGGCCGAGTTCGACACCAGCACCCCACGCGGCCAGTTCCAGGAGACCTACGTGCGGCACGAGTCCGGCCGCGCTTTCCGGCAGGTCCTTGAACGGCCCGGCGGGGAGCCGCTGCCCGCAGGCGTGGTGCGGTTCGAGTTCCAGGCCGGCCAGCGGTGTTTCCGCGCCGACGAGCACAAGGTGCGCCTGGACGTACCGGAGATCTTCGCGACCCGCATCGGTGACTTCCGCACGCCCTTCGGGCAGCAGGTCTGCTCGGCGGACGGCTGGGTGAACCAGTTCCTGGAGAACGACGAGCGGCTGCGCAGGCAGCGCGAGTCCACGATGGAGTAACGAGACCGGTCGGTCTCGTGCTGTCACAACAGAAACGCAGGTAACACAGGAGCGGTACCCCCACTGCCCTCCACTCTCCAAGGAGGGCAGTAGCCATCGCCAAGGAAAGCGGCCTCGGCTGGACCACGTGCGCACTCGACGACGCGGCCAGCTCAGCACAGGACATCAAGAACGACATCACCAACCTGGAGATCTCCACGCCCCGCGCCGTGCAGGACGTGACCGGTCTCGACAAGTCCGCTGTCGAGCGCATCCTGCTGCTCGCTGACTGCTCCGGCACGTTGAACGGCGTCTTCAACGACGCCTCGAACCTGGGCCACGCCGTGCTGAAGACGGTGTCGTCGACGTCGGTCGTGCGAACGCTGACGCTCGTCGTGTCCGGGCAGACGCTCGCCAACGAGGTCCTGGTGACGGACTACCCGCTCACCCGCGCCGCGTCCGGCGAGTTCACCTACGCGGCACCGTTCGTCCTCGCGAACGGCGCCGTCCCGACCTGGTCCTGACCTACCGCACCGCACAACCGCAAGAGGGGCAACACGATGGGATTTCCGGCCAACAGGATCTACACGCTGCAGTTCAAGTCTGGTGATCCGATCACCGACGGATTGGAAGTCAAGGCCACCGCACCGAATCTGCTTCACAGCATGGGAGCGAAAGCCAAGCAGCGCGAGGACGAGTCCGATCGCGACTATTTCGACCGCCAGTACGGGCCACTGGTTGATGCGGTCGTCGAGTGGAACATCGAGGACAAGAAGGGCGTCACGCTGCCGATCACGCTGGACGCCTGGTACACGATCGACCTTCCCGTGCAGCTCCGCATCTACCAGCGTTGGTCGAACCTGGAGGAGGTCGTCGACGCGGACTCCCCTTTGGGCAGCAGCTCCGGGCCGGGATCGCCGAATGGCTCGACTACGGGCCCGGATCCCGCTATCGAGGCGTCAATCCCAACACGGGCGCTCGCGTAGGCCTGCCATGGGAAGTCGAACGGTCGATGTGGCTGCTGAAGATCGGCCGCCAGTTCGGCCGGTTCCCCGAGGAAGTCGAGCAGGCCAGCCAGTCCCTGCTCCGGCACCTGACGATCGAAGAGTGGTACCTGCAGGCCGTCGCTGAACGCGGAGAAAGGGGTGGGACATGAACGAAGTGAAGCTCGTCGTCACCGGTCAGTACCGCCCCTCCGGTGCGGTCGAGAAGGTCAAGAAGGACATCGCCGACCTCGCCAAGCACGCGACCCAGCTGGAAAAAGCCGCGAAGGGCATGAACACCGAGCTCGACGGCGGCCTGAAGAAGGCCGGCAATAGCGCGGACATGGCGAAGGAAGCGATCGAGAAGCTCGGCAAGGCCACCGATGACGCGTTCGATGGTCTGCGGGACAAGGTCGACAAGGCGTTCAAGGCCGCCGAGGAAGAACGCATCGTCAAGGTGAAAGCCGAGTTCGACAAGAACCGGTTGAAGAACAGCCTCGACGGCCTCGGCGGCTTCGACATCGACATCACGAGCGGCCTCGGCCCGAAGATTGCGGCCGCGTTCGGCAAGGCCGTCGACTTCGCAGGCAAGGGCGTCGATCTCGCCCAGGCCGGAGCCAAGAGTGCATCGTCGTTCGTCACGGGTCTCGGTGACGGTCTCAAGGCGCAGCACCCGGCCGTGCAGGCGGCCGTGTACGGAACGCTTGCGACCGCGGTAGCCGTGGCCGCGCCGCTTGCGGGCGGCGCACTGGCGGGCGGCATCGTCGCCGGATTCGGTGCGGGTATCGGCGGTCTTGCCATCGTTGCCGCATCCCAGAACGGGAAGGTCCGGCAGTCCTTTTCGGACCTGTGGGCTGGAGTCGTTGCCGAGACGCAAAGTCGCACCTCTGTGATCGAGGGCGTCCTCATCCGCACCGCCGGCCGGGCTCAGACAGTGTGGAACGAGACCGGTCACAAGCTGACCGACGCGTTTTCTCGTGTCGCCCCTGGCCTGGAGGTGCTGTTCGACGGGCTGCTGAAGTCCTTTGAGCGTTTCGCGCCCGCCCTCGACCCGCTGGCCAGCGCAGCGGACAAGGTCTTCGCTGACCTGGGCGACAGGCTCCCAGACATCGTCGGTGAAATCGCCGACGCGTTCACAGGCCTCGCGGCATCGGTGGAGAAGAACCCTCAAGCGCTCGGCGACTTCATCGCCAGTATCGGCGAGATCGTCGAGGTCGGCGCGGGCTTGCTC